GTGTTCCGGTGGTTCGGCGAACTTATTGCCGCCATTGCTGCCGCGATCGTTGGTGCCTTCACGCTTGACCCGAACTTATTCATGGTGGGCCTGCAGGCAATTGGATCGCTATTGTGGCAGGTTGTCGGGCAATGGGGAATCTGGATTCGGGATGCGTTCGTTGCGGCCTTCACCGCTGTCACAACCTACGTGACGGAGGTCTTTACATCATGGGGAGCAATGATCTATAATGCAATCTTCCTGCCAATTGTGAATGCTGTGAGCGACGCTTGGAACAGGGTGAAAGAGCTTGCTTCTGGTGCGTGGGAGGGGGCAAAGAGCTTTGCTGGCCTAGGTAGCAGCACACAGGCCGGCACAGGCCGCGATCAACTTGCTGCCAATACGGTAGCACCGGCCCAACTTGCGCCAGCTGCTATGGGGGCAGGTCGCCCTAACGTGCAATCCAATACCAACGTAACAGTTACCGTTCCCCCTGGAACAACCGCCGAGCAATCCAAGTTCCTCCAGAATGCTGCCCAGCAGTCGTTCGAGAAGGGTGCAAACGATAAGCTGGCGCGTGACCTTGCGGTTTATGCGCCCTAAGGACAAGGCATGATCGGACTATACTTCGGCGGACAATGGTTTCAAACCACATTCGGAAACCTCTACGGCAATATCGAGCTGGATGCGGTTCTGGACGAGAATCACGAATGGTCCGCAGAGGCGACTAGCAATCCTGTTGAAGTTGGCGCACCAATAACTGACCACGTTATTGATCAATCCGACAAACTAAGGCTCCGCGGATTCGTTACCGACACGCCAATTGTCTTGAGTCAGTCCGTGGAAGGTGTGGTTAATTCTGGTGCAGTAGGGAATCGCACACAAGCGGTCTTCGATTTGCTGTACCAGTTACTAAAGCTCAAAGAACCAATGACCGTCTATACGAAGCATCGCATCTATGACGACATGGTTCTGACAAACGTGACTATTCCGCGGGCCGCTGGTGTGGGTGAGGCAATTGAGTTCAGTGCTGAATTCATCAACATCCGTAAGGTGGCCACGCAGATGGTTGATGTGCCCGACGGGATCAATCCTAAGAAAGACGCAAAGGCAGGTGGAGCATCCGGCAGCACTGCTAAGAAAGCTGAACCAACTAAGGACAGCGGAAAGAAACAAGCCGAGACAGTTCAGAAGCCGTCTAGCACACTTTCGAGGATTCTGAAATAATGGCACTCATTCAAAAGATTCCTCTGCAAGCAGAAACGACAGACCAACTTGTCAGCGTAGAGCTTGACGGAAATCCCTATATCCTGCGCGTGTTGTGGAACGAGCGATTCGGTTACTTTTCGCTTTCAGTGAATGCGGCAGACGATACGCCCATCCTGACGAATATCAAGATGGTGAAGAATTACCCGCTCATCGGCCGCTTTAAGAATAATCTTCTGCCAGCCGGTGATATTTACTTTGTGCAGGAAAAAGGGAACGTGGATCGCCCGGGATACAGCGATCTCGCAGTCAATTTCGGTCTGTACTATTACGAAGCTGACGCGGTTGTGACTGCGCAACCTGTGCGCCAAGCGGTTCCGGAAGCTGTGGTCGGTACGGTATGGGATAGCAACCTTTCGACGTGGGATACTGGTTCCACGCTTTGGGATCAATAAGCCATGCTCTTTAATCGTGTCGCGTCATTGGTTATCGGTAAGGAAGGTGGCAAGGGAAAAGAGCTTGCCGGTCTGCGCTTTTCTTTCAGCATTCAGAAAGGTGCAACAAAATCCCCGAACCAATGCACAGTCAAAATCTGGAATGCTGCACCTGAAACCCGGGCTCTTATTGAGGTGATTGGAAACGTGCTGATTCTGAAGGCTGGTTACAGCGAAGACATCGGCGCGACCACGATCTTCAGTGGCAATGTGACTCGGACGCTGACAGTACGTGAAGGGCCCGATTGGATTACCGAGCTTGAGATGCAAGATGGATTCATGGAGTTCCGTGACGCCAAGGTGTCTCTGTCTTTTGCCAAGGGTGCTACCGTTTCGCAGGTTGTTACCGCCATCAGCAAGAAGTTCGGTCTTCCTGTGCGCCCCCTTCCGTCGGATGTTGCCACGAAACAATATCCCGCAGGCTTTGCATTCGTTGGTCGTGTGCGCGATGCAATGGACAAGGCGTGCGAGAACGGGGGATTAGAATGGTCCATTCAGAACCGCGAAATTCAGGTCATTAAAAAGGGCGGAGTGTTCAAGCAGAGGGCTTATGTGTTGTCACCCGACACAGGGTTGATTGGTTCTCCTATGCAGGAGTCAAAAACGATGACAGAGAAAGCGGCTGCCAAGGAAGGCATTACCGCAAGTCAGCCCGGCGTGCGTAAAACTACAGAACGCGACAAGGACGGCGAAGTTCAGGAAATGCTTCGTGTCCTTGGGTATAAAGTGAAGACACTGCTGCAACCTTTGCTTGAGCCGGGCGGGTATGTGCAAGTGAAGTCGAAAGGTATCGATGGCGAGTTCTTTCGAATTGAGGAACTTACACACTCGGGTGACACGCATGGCAACGAGTGGCACAGCGAACTGACGTTGAGGTATGTGAAATAATGGCTGAGACATCAAACAACCCGATTGACGCGCTCATGGGGCTGGTGCGAGCACAACTCTTGGACGTGAATACTGCGCTGCCTGCTGTGGTCGTATCCTACGAGAACGGGCTAGCTCGTGTTGCACCAACTCCGAAGAAGCGGTTCGCGGATGGAGATGTACTGAACTATCCAATCATTCCGAATGTGCGCGTATGCTGGCCGTCGTTTGCTGGCGGGGCAGCAGGAATCAAAGGGCCGGTCAAACCCGGCGATCGTTGTTTGCTGGTGTTTTCTCAACAAGCGGTTGATGGTACTGACGACCGTCGTATGTTTGACCTCCAGGATGCTTACGCGGTCATGTGTGACCTAGGCAACGCGGGGGCAGGTGACAGCAGCAACAATGCTGACATGACAATGTTCTTTGGCGCAGCGTACATCAGACTAACAGAAAGCGGAGAGTTGAACATTCATGCTCCGGCCGGAACCAATATTGACACGCCTGCAACGACAAACACAGGAACCCTGACCACACAAGGAAAGCTCACTTATCAGGACGGGCTTGCGGGTTTCGGCGGTGCTAACGGCACTGCAATCAGCGGAAACCTTGTGCATACCGCGGGCAGCATTACCAGTCTTGGCAAGAAGATTGACGGAACCCATACTCACGGAGGTGTGCAGGCGGGTGGAAGCAATACAGCGGTTCCCAATGCGTGACGTCTGTAACTTGATGGACCTGCTTTCAAAGTGTTATTATCCTCGATATGCTTGACATCGCGCTGACAACATCCCACGACCTTGACACCAGTTCGCTAGATCTGAAGCTGGTGGATAAGGCTGAACAGGTGCGCCAGCAGTTGCTCATCAAGCTCAAGCTCTGGCGAGGTGAATGGTTCCTGGATACTGAATTTGGAACGCCGTACCTACAACAGATTCTAGGAAAGCAATTGACGCTCTCCGGAGCTCTTGCTACATTGCGAAAGAGTATTCTGGAAGTAGAAGGCGTTCGCCAGATCATTTCATTCAATTATAGCTTCAGCAACGCTACGCGGAAGCTGACAGTTGATTTCACGGCGGACACGCCATACGGAATTGTCGAGGTAACGACATGAGTCTGACTCAACAAGGTTTCGAGCGTCCGCGTCTCACCGAGATCAAGGCGGATTACGATCAGCGTTTTACCGATGCGCTGGGCCCAGTGAATACGAATGCTGACGCTGTGGTCGGTCAGATTATTGGTATCTTTGCAGCGGCGCTGGACGATGCCTACGAAGTACTTCAGAACACTTATGACAGCATGTACCCGTTCAGCGCGGAAGGTACTTCGCTAGACGGCGCGGTGTCGTTTGTGGGGCTAGAGCGCCTTGCTGCTGCGCCGACAACGGTTGTGGCCATGTGCTACGGCACTGAAAGTACATTGATCCCCACCGGTGCCCTTGCACGCTCGCTTGATAACCGCCAGTATGTCACAACGGCAGACACCGTTATCAGCCGCTCGAGTTCTGGTGACGTACTTATTGAACCGAACACAATCTCGAACGCCGCAAACTATCAAGTGATCGCGAACGGCGTCAGTGTGGTCTATATGTCCGACGCCAGTGCAACAGCAGCAGAAATCGCCTCCGGGCTTGCTGCACTGTTCGACGTCAATAGCTTCCTGGCAACTGCCGACAATGGCGTACTTCGTTTGCGTGCGGCTGATCAGTATAGCGATTTCACTTTGACCGTGGATAGCAAGCTGACAATCACAAAGCTCGGAACCCCTGTCGTATTCACGGGCTTGGAAATGGGAGCCTATACGCTGCCCGTTGCTGCGCTCACCCGCATTGATAGCTCCATTGTTGGATGGGATGAAATCAATAACCTTGTCGCAGGTTCGATGGGTCGCTTCACTGAAACCGATGAAGAACTGCGCGAGCGGCACGCCAATAGCGTTCGGGTGACTGGTGCAGCAACAGCACAAGCAATTCGGTCGCGTGTGCTAGCTGAAGTAGATTCTGCTACGTACTGCGCAATCTACGAGAATCGAACAAATGCGATTGATGCGTTCAACCTTCCGCCGCATTCATTTGAAGCGGTTGTAGATGGCGGTTTGGACCAAGCGGTTGCTGACAAACTGTTCGAAGTAAAGCCCGCTGGAATTGAAACTTACGGCAATACAAGCATTCAAGTTTTAGATGAGAATGGTGATGTGCAGTCGTGCAAGTTCTCGCGCCCTGTAAGCAAGTTCGCCTGGATCCGAGTGAGTGTGAATTCACTCAACTTGGAGGAAGTCCTTACAAGCGAAGTTGTTCAAGCAATCAAAACCGCTGTGTTCAACTACGGTGCAACAATCGGCATCGGCGAAGACATCATTACGCAACGATTCTATGGGCCGATTTACACTGCAACGAGTGGCATCGGTTCCATCACCGTTGAAGCGGCGATCACTGCATTGATTACTGACACTCCGTCTTATAGCACAGCGAACGTGGCGGTAGCGCGTGCAGAGCTTGCAACCTTTGACGAAGCACGAATCACAGTTGTCGGAGTTTAACAATGCTTGATTACGCTGCCGTTGCTGTACCGCGTCTAACAGGGCAATTTGAAAACTCGCCCAAGCTGAAAGCATTGCTGGCACAGATTGTGGAGCCTTTGACCACATTGGAAACGGACGCTGACGCCCTCCTTGCTGACCGTTGGATCGATGGTGCGATTGGTGCGCAGTTAGACGGTTGCGGATACATTGTTGGCGAAGCGCGACAAGGGCGAAATGATGATGTGTATCGTGTGGCCATTAAGTTTCGCGTGTTTGTCAATATCTCTAAGGGTACGCCCAGCGATCTAATTCATGGTCTGAAGTTCCTTACTGATCCAACAGACTGTCAGTATCTGGAAGCGTATCCTGCTACCGCTTTGCTTTTCACGAATGGATTCTTTGTTGATTACAAGATTCAGGCATCGATGCAGGATTTGTCACCGGCTGCAATCTGCACTGTTCCGGTTGCGGTATCCTACCGCGATAAACCGTTCCGCTTTTCGAAAGAACCAATTCCTGGCGAATTGTTTGTCAATAACGGTGCAGACTATTTAACGGCCGAAGGTAGCGACATTCAGGTTAGTCAAGGTGCTGTGGCTACTGGTTCAGCAACTCTTGGCGGATGTGTTCCAGCGGAGCTTGATGTTGGAATGGGGTATCTGAACGTTGGCGGACCGACGCTGGCGGTGTATAATCCAAACAGTCTGAACACGATCGGTCACTATAACCTCACAGGGGTGTTTCAATGATTCAGTTTGCTGAAGATTATGTCAGCTATTCCGACGGTCAGCAGAACGTGGGCCAGCCTCCGGATGCAGTGCTGTCAGCAGGGTTTATTCCTGAGACCGCTGGTGCTCGCGGGCAACCGTTACCGGCACAGTGGCTGAACTGGCTTTTCCAGAAAGTGTTTCGCCTCATTAACCGTGACCGGGTCAGCGATGCAAACGGGGTCGGCCTTTTCACCGTACCGGACAGCGTTATCCGCTTGGAAGCCTTTGACCGCAATGACCCGAATAAGTATCTTGTTGCTATCGGGTACAAGGGAGCCGCGGACGCCGTGCATACGCTGAAAGTGATCAACAATGCAACTCTTACCCTTGGCGCTGCAACAGTTGGCGGTAATCAGCCCGTAAGTGGCGGCAGTGCCAATGTGGTTATCATGGCAACGTCGCGTCAATTTGGAGTCTTGTAATTATGGCACTTACCGCATCCGAAGAAGCACTGGTTCGGCAGCTACTGGACCAACAAGCAGCAATTCTATCCCTTGCTGGTAACGAAGCAACTATCACGTCGAAGCTGGGCGCCACTAAGGTCACGTTGGCGGATTTGGTTGCTGCCAGCGGTGTTGCGGATGCAGATCTGCTTCTTATACGTCAGGGAACGACGGATAAGAGCGTTACTCCGCTTTTGCTGAAAAGTTATGCCCAAGACGGCATGGCTACACAGAAAGGTGTTCAGGCGGGCGATTACAATACGTCGGTGGCTACTGGTACAGCTGATGCAATTACAGGCGACTACACGCCCAATATCCTTGCACTGGAAGACGGCCTTACGTTGTTCGTTCGCGCCACTGCTGCAAACACAACGACCACTCCGACATTCGCGCCTGACAGTTTGACCGCCAAGACAGTTGTCAAGGGCAACAATCTTGCTTTGGCTGTCGGCGACATTGCAGGCGCGGGCCACTGGTTGGAGATGAACTTCGACGCAACGCTCGATAAATGGGTTTTGCAGAATCCAGCGCGTGGCGTTGCCTCGACAGAAAACCATCTAATGGTCAGGGATGAGCGATCGTCTGGAACGGCAGGCGGTGCATCTGTTGTAGGCATACAGACCCGCACGTTGAATACCGTATCCTTCAACACTATTTCAGGGGCATCGCTGGCGTCAAATCAGATAACGCTTCCTGCCGGCACGTACAGGGTGCGAGCGAAATCGCCGACTGTTGGTGTGAATATCTCGCAAGCATGGCTGTACAATGTGACAGATGCCAGCGTGACTATTCGCGGCTCATCAGAGAATGGTGTTGCCAATAGCAGCGGTGATCCAATGACCGTTAGCTCTTGGGTTGAGGGTCGATTCACAATCGCTTCAACCAAAGTATTCGAATTGCGCCAGTACTGCAACGAGGTCCATGCCAACGGACTTGGCGCACCCGTGTCGCAAGGTACGGAAGTTTATTCGTATGTGGAAATTGTGAAGGAGCCTTGACATGAAATACGCCTTTTTTAACACAGACGGTCGTGTTGTTACTGCGCATAATGATGACACAGTAACAAATCTTCCTGATGGTGCTGTTGAACTAAGTGATGACCAGTGGAAGAAGCGTTTTGAATTTCGACTGCAGGGAGGAACTTTGACCTATGACCCATTATCAATTCCGTCGTCGAAAATAAAAGCCTTGAAGTGGGATGCTATTAAAGCCAAGCGCGACGCCATCAGAACCGGCGGCGTCAAAGTGGGAACGAAATGGTTCCATACGGACGATGCGTCGCGCATCCAGTTCATAGCGCTCAATTTGATGGGCGCTTCAATCCCCGCCGACCTGCAATGGAAGACGATGGACAGTTCCTTTGTTTCCATGACGCTGGCGCTGGCCGGGCAAGTATTCCAAGCTGTGGCTACGCTGGACATGCAAGTATTTGCAAAGGCGGAGGTGCATAAGGTGAGCATGGAAGCGTCCGAAAATCCGTCCGAATACGATTTCAGCACAGGCTGGCCACAGTCGTATGCCGACTTCGTTGCTGCACAGGTGCAGTGATGATTCGGTTGCTGTTCAGCAGACGCAACCATCCGAACAGCTGGCTTGTTCGCGCGGTAAGTTGGTCGCAATGGTCTCACGTTGAGATTATGCTACCTGACGGACGTTTGCTGGGCGCTTCTGCGCCTCAAGGCGTTGGTCTATGTACTTACGAGGAGCGCATGTTGCACGCATCCCACGCAGCGACTCTGTGTGTTCCGGGCGATATGAACGCTGCGGCTGACTGGGGTGAGACGCAGTTAGGCAAGCCTTACGACTATGTTGGCGTCATTGGGCTTGGATTTCACCGCAATTGGGAGGAAGACAATAAATGGTGGTGCTCGGAATTTGTAGCTGAGTTCCTTGTGCAGGGCGGGTTCGCCCCTTACCGAGCTGACGCGATTCAACGACTAACTCCTCAACATCTCTGGATGCTGAACTACCCATTTGAAATCGTAAAATAGGAAGAAGAAAATGGACTGTCACGAAGATAAAGGTTGCAAGGTCCCGTCCGGACATTGTCCGCACGTCAAGCAAGCTGCTGACGAAACGGTCAAGAAGGTATTCGCCATTTTGGGCGTCGATATTGACGTGCCCAAGGAAGTTGAGGAGTTCCGCGAAAATTTGCGGTTTGGTGCCAACATGCGTCGCGCCGCTGATAAAGGGATGCTGACAATTATTGGCGTCGTTATCACAGCGATGCTAGCAGCCTTGTGGGTGGGTATCATCAGCAAAGTTGGAGGTCACTGATCTTGGAAGAGCAAGCTGCACAAGAGCAGCTCACCATTCGCGGGGACAACGCGGAGGACAAATACGTCCGCCACACTCGCCCGATGATGGCTCGACAGAGCTGGTATGCCACGATGCTGTATGTCATCGGATTCGAAGCCCTCAAGGCGCTGGACATATTCAAAGTCGGCGCTTCCTGGGACCTCGCGATGATCATCATTGCTCCGGCAGCAGCCTACCTCGGCTTCCGCTCGCTGGACAAGTTCCGCACCGGCAAGAAGTAGTCTCCTCCGTAGCCACCTTCGCTGCGGATTGGCGGTCACGTAGGACATGCGTGACCGCCCTTTTTCTAGATATACCCTTGATTCCTGAGCCAGCCCTGGAAGGAATTGACGTCCCCGCGATGCACCTTGCCGCGGTGCTGCCACTTGTTCGAGAAACATTAGGCTTTGCTGTCATGTTTGCGTATGCGTTCATTCCGGTTCTCCTTGTACGTTGCTAATGAGTGCATTCTATAGAAAAACGAAAAAGAAAGCAAGAATTATTTCACACTTTGGAATAATTTAGATCCGCGCTGTGTATCCTATGTCTTGCAGCATTCGCTCCGCCTCTTGTTCATACCATTCATAATCGACATCTTGGGGCAGGCTAGGCGGGATGTCCATGATGGGCTTCGCACCTTCGGACCGGGGCACCTTGTTCCCGTTCTTCGCGTAGATGATCTCGCCTTCCTCGTCCGCTGCGTAATACCAGCGGATGGACTTGCCAAGGTAGTGCCCGTCCTTTACTGCGCCACCAGACACAGTACGCACGGAGACGAACTTCCGGATGTCGGTGCAGTTGCGGATCGTGTTCTGGATGGGCGTACCCTTCGTCAGGAACTCGATAAGTGCATCCACGCAGATCTGGTTCGTCGGGTTCTTCTGCAAGCCAGTCTTGGCGTAGGCGCCCTTCGTCTTGCAGCCGTCGGGTTCGTTCAGCCAGACCTTGCGTTCCTTGTCGTACTTCTTCTTGACTGCAATGTAGTTATTCACGTCGCGGCTGAAGACTGCGAGGTATTGCGTGTCTTCGGTCTCGAACCCTGTGTCGTGTTCCCATTGCTTTACAACCTCGTTGAGTGTGGGCTCCAGATGCTTCGGACACTTAATCACGATGCCGTCAGTGTTCGCGCTGACCACAGTGATGCCGCGCATCTCCAGGCGCTCGATCAGCATCAGCAGCGCAAGCTGGCCTGTCACCGTTACCTGAATCAGCAGGTCGGGCGAGTAGAGGACGCTGTACTTGCTGCCCAGCTTGCCGAAAGACCCGTTAATCGTAATCTTGAGCGAGTCATCGATGACCTTGTTCCCCGCGTGCTTGGCAGCGATGCGTCGATCCACAAGCTGCCGATAGACGTGCAGGAAGTTGGGCCCCAAGTGTTGCGGGTACAGACCCTGATTCAGAATGATGTACGGGTAATACGACGTCACGTCGCGGTCGATCAGCAGCGTGTTCTCGTCGGCGTAGTGCGCGGCACACTGCTCCGAGCTATGCAAGCCGCCAATGCCCATGCGATAGACGCCGTTCGCGATCTGTAGCTTGAGCTCCTTGAGCTCTGCCGGCATACCGATGTTCCCGTCCTCGGACACGATGAAGCGAGCATTGCGAACGATGTTCAGCGCCCAGTTCATGAGCGGGGATTCGTACTTGATGAAGTGCGGGACGCGGTACTGGTAGCAGGTTCCGGGTTCAATGACCGGCTTCTGGGCACGCCGACCGTTCAACTTTTCCATTTCCTCAGCAATAACCGCCTCTGCGATCTGTGCGTCGGACTTGGAACGCAGGTCCATTCCGTACTCGGAACTCAGCGACTCGCGGAGCGACAGTTGTTCTTTCAGTGCTTCGTGCAGGAACGCGGTTCCGGTCAAGTCATTGACGCAGTACCAGCGCACGATCGCCATCTGCTCGTGCGACAGCAGGGTCTCCGGGTGGAACGGCAGATCCTGCATCCGCGGGACATGCAAGCGCCCACCGTAGATCTTCAGGCTGGCCCGCAGCGGTGCAACTTCGATCAGGTCAATGTGGTTGGGCTTGATCGACTTGACCTTGTAACTCCGCAGCACGTCGGATCCCCGCGTGCCGTTCAGAATAATCTCGTTCGTCGCAGCCTTCATCTGCGAGTTCGTCTTGCCTGCCAGCGCCATTGCTAGGATGGGCAAGTCGTAGTTGATACCGTTGAAGCTGACAAGGCAGAACGTATTAACGATCCATTGCAGCTTGTCACGGTTAAAGTCGTGGTTCGTTGTGCGCTCGAAGCAGATCACCTTTCCTGACGCAAGAGACGTGAATGCGATCAGAAAGTAGTTCTCATAACACTCGATGTCGAATACGAGCTTCTCGCGCTTGGCAGCAGCGATCGCAAGTTCCCAGTCCTCAAACTGTGCCACGCGGAACGCAAGCGCCTCTTGCAAGCCGGGCAGGTAGTCTGGGCGCTCCCATGTGCGTTCCGGAGGGGTACGCTTGGGCTTCTCAACCTTCGGGGGCTTGGGCGGGGGAGTGTCGTTCCAGAACATCCCTGCCATATCAGCCCTCATGCACGCATCCCCACGATCGCGCCGCGCAACCTGTCACCGAAGAACATGCAGGGCGACGGGTACAAGGACCAGTCAATGGAGCGCACGTTGCCGTCCAGGAGGCCGAGCATCTCGATCTGATAGATGCCAGTGTGGTCAAATCCGTCAAGCTCATAACCCGCACCTTCGGTGTCGTCTGCATGGGTTGCAATTTTACCAGAGCCCTTGAACAGGATGCGACCAAACTTGTCGGTGAAGGGCTTTAGCACCTTCAACGCCTCGAACAGACGCGGGTCAATTGGTTGCGGGTTGCTTTCGCGGTTAAGCACCTTGGACAAGTCGGGCCACTTCGTTTCGAAGAGCTGCGTTCGCAGCCAGCGTCCGTTCTGATAATGGAACGTGATGGAGCTCTCGGTCATCTGCACACTGATAGGCACCTCGTCGATACGAAGCATCTCCTTGATCGCAGCCCGCGGGATGTTGATCGGCCTTGGTACGGTGCAGCCTGTCCAATACTCGACGAGGATGATGTTATTCGTTGCGAACGCGCTCTGGCCTAGCAACAGGATACCATTCGACCACGGGCGGGACGCATCGTCGCCAATAAACGGCGCAACGGTTTTGAGTGCTTGCATCAGGGCAACGCCGTCGATGACCACATCCTCGCCCTCGGGCATTGCGTGCGGGGTACTTTCGTCCGGATGGCAATCAACGAAGGCCTTGAACTTCCCGCTCTTGATCGACAGCCTGCCCGCAGCGGTGAGCGCCAGCTGGACGGTTTCGGTACAGTTGGCAATCGCCTTGACTAGAGTTTCGGCCTTGGGCTTGCACTCGATATCAAACGGGATGGGGCTGCATAGCGCCAGCATTCCGTTATATCCGCGAACCGTACCATTCTCGATAACGAAGTGCGTCAGCGCGGGCAGGAAGTCTTTCCTGGCGACCGCACCCTGCACGAATTTCAGTTCAGTCAGCATATCGATTTCCTTTGGATAGATTTTCTTGAGCTGGTAAGTATTGTAGATTATTCAGCACATGAAGTCCCGACACCGTTCCACCCTGAAGCGGTATCGCGTGATCGACATGATGTCCGTCCGGGCAATTCTTGTAGAACTCTTCTATCGCCTTCAAGTTTGCCCAGCCTGGGGTTCGTTGCAGTTTCGCCGCGTGTCGCTTCATATTGTCAGCAAGCCGCTTCTTATGATTGCGCTTGTCCCATTGCTGCATATGAAGCTTTACCTTGTCCGGGTTTGCCTGCGCCCATTTCTTAGAGTATTGACGCACATACTCACGGTGAGCTTCCGAAGAATGATAGGAAGCATTGCATCGTTCGTTATCACACTGGATGCAATTGCCTGTCCTTGTATATCGTTCAGCAACGTGCCCGCGAGCGCAAGGCTTTCCGGTGAAGTACCGTTTCAGCCCTTGGGCTTTTGCATCCTTGCAGCTAATCACTTCAGAAGAGTTCCTGGATTCGGTTCTGGAAGACTTCATAATTGTCACGAGCGTTGATCATCTGGTTAATAACACCGAACGCCCAAAGGTTGTAGGCCGCTCGGGACTCATACACAGTAGAAAGCCTCTCATAGGTGAAACCGTTTTTCTCCAGCATTTGTAGAACATAGTCCTGCTCAACGGGTGTCAATGTTGTCACGTGCTGGCCAGCGTCGTGCCTGCTAGGGCTTTTTTCAGAGACGGAAATTGGGCCGTGTATAGGATCAACAATGCTTCCAAACGCCGCACTCTGAATCCAACTGGATGAATCAACACTATACCATGGATATCTTTCGACGATTGGTACAGCAGTGATACCGAATCCATGCACTTTCAGGCGGGGGCGCCCGCTGCCGTCTGTCAGGTACTTGTCCCACATGCGGTCCAGCCATATGCAGAGCTGCTTCGTTGAGCTGCCCACCATACCGCCGAGGGTGATATATTCGTAGTTCTGGACGTAGTATTCGAGGTAACGCTCATCCTCTCCAGCGTGGAAGCAGGGAAGGGGCTTGGCGCCGCGCTGCTCCATCTCTAACTGATTGCGCCACGTCTGCAATGGGTCACCGATGCCGTCCAGCACGGATGCCATCACGACACCATCTTCGACGCGGATGATGTCTCTGTTGCGGTTGATATAGTCGCAATACTCAGCGACGCTAATTTCGACGCCCAGCGTGTAAGCAGAGAACGCTCCCGAGTCCAGGAACACTTGAGCACCATCGCGGCGCATATCATCGACATAACGCTGTTTCGATACATAATGGAACGATTCCAACACATGCGGGACAGCTTGGACAAGATTCTGCTCATGCTCATTTAGTTTGACAAAACGGTTCTGACCTTTTCTGTATCTGTTTGTGTAAAGTGCGGCCATAAAAATGTGCATCTAGATGCTCCCTCTATTGTTGAGTTTCGTGGCGCTTATTTTAGCGCGAACCTCAGGGCTATGCACTTTTCCGAACATGGGATTAGATGCACCAGTACGACCGAACATCCCATTCAACACTCCAGGATGAGGGGTCGTTCTTGCACGTCCTCGCAATTTCTTATCGATCCCGTTCTGTGCAGGATCCCCTGGATATAGGTGCTCGGGATTTATGCAGCAAGGATTATCACAATGATGTAGAATATCCTTACCCTCTGGAATCGGCCCTACGAAATGCTCGTAACTGGCGCGGTGAGCAAACTTGAACCAAGGAACATTATTTACAGTTCCTCTAAGACGCCCGTAACCGTAAATGTCAAGCGAACCAGTCCAGAACCAACAGGTAGAGAACGGGATTCGCTCGACTTTGCCCAGTAACTTTTCAGCCATTGGCTTGCTTGTACCGGGCAGCATATCAGCTCCGAGCTAATGCCAGGAACTCAGCTCGAGCAGCATCCTGATCACGGATGCACCCGCGAAGAGCTGTGGTAATCGTTTCGGAGTTGGCAGAAGCAACGCCACGGGATTCTACACAGAGATGTCTTGCGCTAATCCAGACGCCTACACCAATCGGGTCGAGATGCTCAACCAATGCGTCCGCGATCTGATTGGTAAGACGTTCCTGAACCTGCAAACGACGAGCAAACATATCAGCAAGACGGTCGAGCTTCGAAAGACCCAACACATTACCTCGAGGAATGTAAGCGATCGTGCATTTCCCAATGATCGCGGCTAGATGGTGCTCGCAATGGGAATAGATAGGGATGTCCTTTCGAACGACCATCTGGTCATACTTTTCCGCACCATCTTCGAACACCTTCAACAGTTTAGCGGGGTCTTTTCCGTATCCGCTGCACCAGTGCTTCCAGGCTTTGACCACACGAGCAGGGGTCTCCAGCAAGCCCTCGCGAGTCGGATCTTCGCCAATCAACTGGAGCAAGCGAGTCACAACATCGGTCGCAGATTCATCCACGCCGCTGTCAGTCACTTCCCAAGGAAACACAATCCACTTCCCCTTGAACTCTTCATCGCTGCGCTTGTCGATCAGCGCGAAGAACGGCTTTCCCGGGTGATTGTCGCAGTAGCGTTCGCAGGTGGAACCGCTGTCAATCAGATCATCAATGAAGATGTCCGCGTCAGCGGGGTTGTCGGTAATGTGGAAGCCGTGCAGCGATTGCACAGCGTAGGCCGCAGCAATGCCGCCACGGGGCACAGCGTAGGCCCGCAGGGCCACGTTCTCACCTGTGGTGGTGTGTTGGTATTGGCGGATGGCGTCGGCGGTGCGTGCCGCCAATGCTGCGATGTCCTGGTGGTTGAGTTTCACTTGTGTCATGGGTTGCTCCTTTAAGTGTGGAAAGATGCGGAGCACTTTGCAGTCTCTTCGATACGAACGGACACCAGATCAACACCAGTGCCAGCGAGTTGCTGCGGACCGATGACCTTGACCAGATGCTCAGCCATGTTTTCAGCGGTCGGGTTGAACGGGACAATAACGATAGATTCTTCGAAAAAGGCCTGTTCTTCATCCCATTGCCCCGCGTTGTTATAGCGAGCGGACGCCTGTGAAATCAATTGAATAACTGAATCTTGCTCCCATGCCAGGAACTTGTGATCCCAATTGTTCTCGACCCACATGCACAGCTTTTCCTTGATGACGCCAAAGTCGATCACGCGACCGACCTTGTCCAAGGACTCGACGCCCTGCTGCGCCTGGCAGACGAAGTGGATCCGGTAGTTGTGGCCGTGCAGGTGACGGCACTTGTTCTCGTGACCGACAACGCGATGGCCGGTGCTGATATCGTGGTAGCGTTCCGCGGTGTGTTTCATTGTTCGTCCTTGTATGTGATGACTTCGGGAAGGTTGTTGATTTCAAAAGCCTTGCGGCGCATGTAGCACGGGCCACACGTTCCGCAATGAACTTCGCCTGCACGGTAGCAGCTCCAGGTCAGGTGCATCGGTGCTCCGATCTGGTTGCCCAGCGCGACAATCTCGTGCTTCATGAGATTGCCGACAGGCATGATAACACGCATCCGCTTTCCGTCACCAACAGCAAACGGAAGCAGGTCATTGAAGCGTGCAATGAACTCGGGTTCGTTGTCAGGGTAGGCACCAGCTTCTTCGAGGTTGTTACCGAGAACGATAGTGTCAATCCCGCGTGCTTCGGCGAACGCCGTTGCGACCGACAGGAGCAACAGGTTCCGCGCAGGCACCCATTCGTGAGCGAACTCGGCCCCCTCTTCGCCACCTGCCACTTTGCTGTCGGGGTCAAGCAGCGGGGAGTCACCCTTCGAATAGACAGGAAGGTTGAACAGCGTCAGTTCGGCGCCCAGGAACTCCGCCACCGCCTGGATGGCTTTGACCTCCGGACCCTCTGCCCGACTGCCGTACAAGAAGTGAATGAGATGCACATCCATCCCGAGCTCGCGCTGTGCATACGTCGCGCTGACCACACTGTCCAGGCCTCCGCTGCACACGACCAGCGCTTGCTCGCCGTGGGGCAGGTTGCCGAACAGACTTTCCTCGACCGCCAGCTTGCCGTTGGCGAACAGGCAGGCCGTGTATGGATTGACCATTCGCGGGGCGTATTCCTGCGGCAGGTAGTCTCGCGAGCTTGCGAAGAACAGACCGAACTCGGTCTCGATGTACCAGATCGGACGGTAGTTCGCAGCGACGTAGAGCTTGTCGGTGTGCTCTTCGTGCGTCGCCAGGATTGCGTAGCTACCTTTGAGGTCGCGCACCGTGTCGATAAAGTTGCTGAACGTACCTGCGAAGCCTTCGAGCTGCTCGACGATCGCTGCGCTGTCAATGCTGGTGGGAAGAGTTCCGGTCCGCAGGGCCTTATCGTTGGCAATTGTGCCATTATGCACGATGGACCATTTGCCCGCGCTGTAGGGCTGCTGATCGGACAGGCATTTTTCCCGAACGAATTCCGTAGTCGGTTCCGCTCGCAGGTTGCCAATGACGGCAGCGGTGCGGCAAATTCCAAGCAACGCAGGCGCCCGGGTTCCGCGCCCGTGACTACGCTTGACATTACGATACGCAGACGGTTCGCTGTCCGCGCTGGAGTTGATAACGAAACCTCTGCCATCACGACCGCGCTCGTGGCTGGCTTGCCAGATATGCTCAAGCAGCGCATTCACAGCCGCGAGCTTTTGGTGCGAATCAATGCGCTGCACCAGTGCGCCAACAATCGAACACATAATCACTCCATGTTGATAATTTTGTGGATCTGCAACTGCAAGACGTATCCGTGCAGCATCGCGGAATTCACGCACGCTTGCAAGTTTGCCTTATTGACGATATCGTCTTTGTCGTCGCAGGGTTGGAGGTAGATACGACCATCGAAGTCTTCCGGAGGCCGAGCTACACGCGGGCTGGCACTGTGGTCAAGCGCGAGCAAAGGTAGGCCGTCCGAATCAACGCTGTCATGCGCCATCACGTACTTGAACGCACACGCGATCGCAGCAGTGATCGGATTCACGCGCCCGGCTTTTGGACTACACACGACGAAGCAGCGGTTTCGCTCGTTCGTATCGTGGAAGCACAGCTCCGGGAAGCCAATGGTAGGCGGGGGCAAGGTGCCGTTCGTTTCAATTTGCACCGTGTAACCTTCTGCAAGAAGCAACTCAACGAGCGGGTGGATATTCTGGCGGAAGGGTTCCCCGCCCGTGATGACCACAAGCGAAGGCGCTTGGCGCATTTCCTGCACGAACTGCAACAGGACAAACGGTGTGGAGTTCCAGCGATCCGTTGTGTAGTCGGTATCGCAGACGGGACATTGCAGGTTGCAGCCTGCCAAGCGGATAAAGACAGCAGCGTGTCCGGTGAAAGGGCCTTCGCCCTGAATGGTGCTGAAGACCGAATGGACCTCAAGCCTGGAACCGTCGCTCTCGCGGCGCTTCTCAATAGGCTGGATATTCATGTTGTTCCCATAGGTTACAGGCCTGAGCCTGGGAGGTAAGGGTGCCAACCCTGCATGGCACAGGGTTGGCGGTGCGGTATTGTACCGCGGAACCTTACTCGGCAGCAGCCGGAAGGGTAATGCGACCGCTCAAACCGTGGAATTTCTTCCAGCGAGCGTATTCGGTGCGGATGTTGCTCGGGTTGAGACCGGCAGCGACACCAGCTTCCAGAAGGTTGGCGATCGGCACAGCTTGGCCCAGTTCTTGAGACAGCTTGTCAGCCAGACCCCACACTTGGCCGCACAGACCTTCCGGGCCGGGACGGCGGATGCCGTTCTGTTCCGGTTGGCGGTTGGCTTCGCGAGCAGCTTTGGCATCAGCCTTGGCTTGTTCCTTGGCAGCTTTTTCCGCTTCCTTCGCAGCCTTGGCGGCTTCTTTCGCGTCAATCTTCGCCTGCTTGGTAGCTTCGCGTTCGGCCTTCTTGGCTTCCCTCTCAGCGTCAGCCACTTCCTTCTTGGCCTGGCGTTCGGCAGCCTTGGCAGCTTTCGTAGCTTCGCGTTCGGCCTGTTTTGCAGCCTTTTCTTCGGCAACGGCAGCAGCCTTGGCAGCTTTCGTAGCTTCGCGTTCGGCCTGTTTTGCAGCCTTTTCTTCGGCAACGGCAGCAGCTTTCGCGTCTTGCTCGGCTTGTTTCTGAGCCTCGGCATCGAGTTGTTCTTGGGTCTTCTCGGACATGATGATTCCTTCAAAAGGTGGTTTAAGAAAAACGTCTGCGGGACGTGCTTCGCAGTTTATAAAATGGACCGCACGAACGCAACTGCTGTCAATTGTTAAGTCGGAGTTTCTGCCACTCACCAAGTGCAGTCGAACTCGTAGTCTTCTTGATGCCGTGATTCGCTTCTAGTTCAGCCATGATGGTCTTACGCAACTGAAGCACGATGGAAAGTTCTTTCGGACTGCCTACCTGCTCCCACATCGAGTCCGCGACTGCAAATATGGTGGCGCGATTGCTGCCCCTTGGGGCCGTCACCGCTTTGGCCGGTGCTACCGTATTGCTGACAGGCCGATCTCGGCCTGTGCCGGCCTGTGCCGGCCTGCAAGGGCTCGGTTCCTTGGTTAAACAGCGTGACGGTGTGCTTTGTCAGTGCTTTGCCGGATGCCAGCAGGTAATACAGATAAGAAATGATGCTGTCGCGGTAGTCGCTGATCGGTCCATGGATGTTCCCCGCGTTACGGTACATCAACTTGACCTCCAAATGGGTCACCTTCAATCGGTCAAGCGTCTTGCGAAACGGTGTCTGGCTGTCCGTCATTTCCAGAACGATGAACCTGTCCTCGGTGTGGTCATCCGTGGGCTTGTTGAAAGCACCTTCGAGCTGAAGGGTGTCGCGATTGAATATGAAATAGGTCATTTGCACACCTTGTCAAAGATCTTTTGAGAAGTGCTGAACTGTCCATCATGCAGTGACGCAACACCTATCACCCTTGCTCCAAATCCGTTCGTCCCTGTATATACAACGCAGGAGGATCGGTCCGAGTAATACTCCTGAAGAAATTGAATCGAGTAGGGATCTTTTGCAGTCTCACGAACTGTACCCTTCAGCAAGTCCATCCGCTGGTACGCTATGTCCTGCGCTGATATCGCAGGCTCGGACCGAGGTGAAGACGGACGGATCATTGCTACAAGAACAATCACCGTCAGCAATGGAAGTGCAAAGAAGTAGAACAGCTTGTCTATGAGTTTCATTTCGAGCTCCTATAGATCCACACATTATCGGCGCAGAGATACACATCGCGTTCCGGTATCCACATTCGAGTCAAAGGTCTTCCAGGCTCGGTGTGATGGTACTCGCAGTCCCGGGGGCTTGCTGCAACCACATAACGCAAGCAAACCCGAGGACCAGCGTTCTCATTTTGCTGCACGCCCCTTGATGCCCATGAACTTGCGCCAGGCGTAGAACTCGCAACTGACGTTATTCGGGTTCCATCCGTTGGCATCCGCAAGGTCAGCAAGTTCGCCAGCTTTGATTTCGGGGTTCTTGTCGAACGCGGCCCACACAGCGCCGCAGACGGTGCCTTCGGACGGACGCTTCACGCCGTTGCGCTCTTCGCGTTCCTTCTGGATGGTGTAGCCCTTGCGGGAGACGCGGGGGACAACAGGAGCCTCAGGCTTGTTGCTACGGGGGCAAGGTTCGCCCTTAGTCTTGGGAGACTTTGCTTCTACACGCTTACCATCAACCACACAAGTGACGGGGCCATTACCCGTGGGCAACGTGGGCATCGGAGCGACACCAAGCATCTGAGCGAAAGACAGGCTGTTGGACGCAAGCTTGGTTTCAACTTCCTCGTCTTCAACTTCAGCTTCGACTTCAGCTTCGACTTGTTCTTCAACAGCGTCGGTCTTAGCGTAATGCATCACCAGCGCAGCACGCATTCCGTAATTGTTCAGCTTGCCGTAAGGCACACCAGCTTCGCGGCAGGCAGCGCGGAGTTCTTCTTTGTTCATTTCGTCAAATTTGGAAGCGGTTGCAGTCATTTCGTTCTCCTTACGTTGGTTAAGAGGTTTGTACTTGCGTTAAGCACATGACGCAACTATACACGAAAAAATCTGGATTGCAATACTTTAGTCAAACTTTTTTGTCAGAACGGGATGTCGTCAAAGTCGGGCGCCTCAGATGTAGGCACGCGAGACGCCGCTGTGTCCGTAGTTGGCAGAGCGCCTGCTTCACGCTGCCCGAAGGCGGTTCCGTCAAAACAGTGAGCCAGAATCTCCGGGTACTGCTTATTGATCCAGATGCGAAGGTGTGTCGCTGCGGACAAGGTATCAGCGAGCACAAGGGCATCCGCTGTGCTGTCTGGAAAAGCTGCACTGCTGCGCTCACGCCACCATTGACGGGCCTTGCGTTGCGCGAACCCGTCATGCTGGATGCAGACGTACTCGTTGAACGAACGTAGGCCGCAATAGTAAGTCACTTTCATTATAGGAGGGCGACCTGCTTTCTCGTATGTGCTGTACGTGATGTGATCCACCTTGAAGAGCTCAACGAGCGGAGCCTCGCCCCGAAGCAATTCATCGCTCGCTGCGGTCTGCTTGATCTTGACTTGGAAAGTGAATTCTGCTCCGCAGCAAGCGCAGTGTGTGACGCTGGCGTGATTGTAGGTCGCACAAGCCCCGCACAACTTCACAGGTGCTTCACCGCCACCCTTCTGCCCCTTCTTGCGAGGGATTACAGGGTCATTGATAGGTCCAAGCCTGCGAGTGTTGCCTGCGAAGTCAAGAACGAGGCAGTTCTCTTTCCCCATTGCAGGGCGGGTGCCGCGGCCAAGCATCTGCACCCAAAGTACCGTCGAGGCGGTGGGGCGGAGAACAACGATACAGTCGATCGCGGGGAAGTCAAAACCCGTGGTCAGCACGTTGTTATTCACTGCTGCCCTGTACTTACCGGCCTTGAAGTCAAGAATCGCTTGGTCGCGATGTGCATCGCTCATCTTGCTGTGGATGGCCACGGTTGGGATACCCATGTCGTTCAGCATGTCAGCGATGTTGCAAGCGTGCTCCACGCCGGACGCAAAGATCAACCAGTGCTTCCGGTCAAAGCCTAGCTCGAGCGTCTCACGAAGTGCAGCCTGTGTGATCTCGTACTTATCGACCGCGTGCTGGAGTTCGGACTGCACGAACTCGCCGCCCCGCATGTGAATCCCTTCGGTGTCGAGCATCTGCTTCGTCTGGCGGGGAACCAGCGGAGCAAGGAAGCCCTCTGCGATCAGTCGGTTGAATGCGTGCAGACCAGTAATGTCGAATGCGACGTCGGTGAAGATGCCGTCCTCGGCGATGTGTCCTGTGCCAAGGCGCCAAGGGGTGGCAGTAAGCCCAATCGCCTTCAGGTGCGGATTCACTGCTCGCAGTGCGTTCAGGAATGCAAGGTACATTGTCTCGTCGTTAGGACTCACGAGGTGCGCTTCGTCAATGATGACTAGATCAACATGCCCAAAGAGCTGAGGCTTCTTTGCGACCGAACCAATGCCAGCGAACGTGATCTTGCGATGCGTGTCGCGACGGTTCAGTCCTGCGCTATACACACCAGCAGGCGCAGCAGGCCACAACGACATTAACTTCTCATAGTTCTGCTGAATGAGTTCTTTCACGTGCGTCAGTACCATTACCCGCTGGCCCGGGAACTGGTAGAAGATCGACTGCAAGAACATCGCAATGATCACGGACTTTCCTGTGCCGGTGGGCAGCGCCAGCACAGGGTTTCCATTCTGCGCAGAGAAATACTGGTAGAGGCTGCTCACCGCCTCTACTTGATACGATCGCGGCTGAAGCATCAGAACGCCTCGTAATGACTGCAACCAGTAAGCTGAAGTTCCTTCGGAATGACCTGTTCGAAGCCCGGAAGCGTGCAATACCAATTCCCATCATCCCGCGCCTCGCTATGCTTACACGTTCGGCAGTTGCGGGCCGGTGTAGCTTTGAGGTGGCAGACAGGTTTGTGGTCACACCAGCTACATGCGAACCAGCCTGGTGACTCGCTGATGCGTGCGGGAGCCTCCTTCAGCAAGATGATCTGGCGAGCTCTGTCGCTGAACTGGTCCGCCGTTGCGGTGTCGAGCGTCACAATCTCGAAGTAGAAGTCGTCGTCGTTCTTATTGACTGCACCGTACAGCGCGACAGGCAGGCCCATCTTTCGCATGTAGGTATTCATCTGGACGTAATGCTCGAACTTAGCAGCGCGGACACCTTCCTTCACCAGCTTTTGAAAGGACTTGTCGTTGTGAGTCTTGAACTCTAATAGGCAAGGTGTGCCCGGAGGTAGATCCGGAATGCCTATAGCCACACCATCGCCCGAGCCGCCGAAGTGCCCGCCAACGTCGCTGATGCGGAATTGCTTGCCGTTCTCGTCTTGCTGGTAAATCTGCACGCCAATCGTTAGCAGCGCAGCAATGAAGCGACCTTCTTCAAGGTGCCCGCGGTTGAACAGGCGCAGGATGCGCCCCTTGAACTTAGGAACCGTAGTCCAGCGGAACCCGTACCAGATAGCGCGGCCACACTTCTGCCCGATCACGCTGGCACCAAGGTGCGTCCGGAACGGGTCATCTTCGCCGCGATAGGCGTCACCGATGTGCGGCAGTACGCGCTGAAGGTTCTGTCGATACGCAGCACCTTGATCAGTTGCGATGGCGTCCTCAATTGCTTTGAGGGTTTTGACTGCTTTTTGAATTGCCATGTTCGATCCTTTCGACATGGATACCAGCCCGGCGCAGGAATCCGATCCCGTCTTCGTTCCGATACACGTCTCGATAAAATACCTCTTTCACCCTTGCACCCTGCAGGCGCTTCGAACACTCAATGCACGGTGCAGTCGTAACAAACACGCTGGCCCCAACACTACTCAACGCACTTCGAGTGATCTTGTCCAATGCGTTCTGCTCTGCATGTATCACTTCCGGCAGTGTAGCGGAACCGTCGGGGACTTCACAACTGTTGTCCCACCCAGCAGGCGTCCCGTTATATCCAGGAACAACGATGTCATCGATCACAATGACACATCCAACTTGACGACGCTGGGCATAGGATAGTCGAGCATATTGCTCTGCCACATCCATGTGAATTCGTTTGAATTTCTCTTTCATGGGAGCTTGTACTTATCGCGGCAAGGGGCACAGATACCTTGAATAAGCCGACCGTACCATTCTCCGCAAATTTCGCAGTCTCCCGCCTTGCCCTGCGGTATCTCGTAGTTGGTTTTCAAATTGGACATATAAACCTCGGTGTCCTGTTGTGCGCGATCTGCGTCGTCTGCCATATATCCTCCGTCAATTAAAAGGGAGCACCCGAAAGAGTGCTCCCTGTTTTTGCTGCTTACTGTTGCGGAGCTGCCCAAGGCGGAGTTCCGGCCGGAGCTGCGGAGGCTTGCAACATCCAGGGCGGGATGGCGCCTTGTGCCGGATGCTGCGGAGCGGGCGCTTGCTGCGGAGCGGGCGCTTGC